TGGCATCCTGCATGTCAGCCACACAATACGCACAGTACCCGTCGTCTCCAGAGTAAAGTGTCTCCGGCTGATTCTTATGGCAACGTCTGCACTCAATTTGAACTACCTCAGTCAGCTTTTGGCTCCAAATGATCGATTGTTTTACCAGCAATCTCTAACAACTCTTCGTCGGTCATACGTTCAAGCTGCTTAGATCCGTTGATCTGTATATTGACCAGTGGTTTTGTTTCTTCTTTGGACAGGCCGTGCAGTTTCACAAGAGAGTCGGTGGTGTTCTTCATCTCTGTTGCGTTGGCGCTGGAGTTGTATGCTTTTAGATACATCCAATGCGCGTCGGCCAGTTCAAACCGTACTTCCTCACGATTTTGTTCACGAAAGTAATCAATAGCTTTCGCCACAGCGGGGCGTTTCTCGATGTCATAAGCTGAGCGCTCTGAATAACCGGCGGCACGCGCGGACGCTACGATGTTCATGCCACCTACGCGCGCGAGTACGTACGTCTCCTGCTGAGTCGTAAGTTCGTTTAAGTTTAGACCGGCATATCTTAGGTGTGACTGAAACTCGACGTGTGGGTCTAGCTCAGTGACATCCGTTTCTTTGGGCTGCGATTTCATATCGGACCGAATCATCTAGATTTACAAACACTGGGTAAGAGTCAGGGGGGATGTTTTCAGACATCACTTCCCACCATTCTTCAAACTCGTCTTCATTCCAGTCCATGGATTCAAACAGCGCGACTACCTTCCTGTAGTCGTACGCTACAACCTCGCCGCCGCCCAGCTGGTTACATGTACCGATGATTGCATCGTCTAGGCCGTCCAGGGCAACAACTTGGGTGGCAACTGTCATATCACAATTATTAGTCTAACTAATAGTTAGTCACAAGAGAAATCATAAATATTTTTGACCCACCAGTAGAGGGAGGCTTCATCCAGATTGTTCTTAATTATATTTACGCGAGCACAGACCAGTTGGATGTTGTCAATCGTATAACCCTCGGTGCTACGGATACGATCGATACTAGCGTTAAATTCTTTGCGTTCGCCGCGATCGTGGTGGTGGGTCATGTATACACCGCTTAGCGCACACCGTCCTTTCTGAAAATCCCAACAAGCAATCACATCTTCTACTGTGATGGTCCACTCGTGCTTAGCTTTTTTAACTGTGGCCGATTTATGTTTGCTGTACAGGTCTCTTAGAAAGTACACGGGGTCTTGCGAGTTCTTATACATACGTCTGTTAGTGACGCATGAATTACAGCGATTCACTTTGCCCGTTCCATCAGTGTCGTTTTGGGCTTTGGCAATGGGGCCAAAATCCGAAAGCGGCTTTGCTTCGCCGCAGTACAAACATACTTTTGTCTTTCCAGGCATAGCTTGTAGAGCTACATGAATAAGGAAAAGCAGTCTAGAAAATTTTTCCAGAAAAAAAATTTGAAAATATATTTACGAATCGCTCACACAATGTCCCCCCGTGCCTGTCACAGCGTACCCCTGTCCCCGGACCCGACTATGGAACCTTGTTTTGTATTTGCATACATGGGTCCCATAGGCGTTCGCGCCTCGGCGCTCACGAACAACATTGATTGTGTTTATTAACTAAGGAGGTTCACATGAACATTTCATTTTATTTCTTCGCCGCCCTGACATGGTTCTTCTCAGCTATGTCACTCTTAACTCTTTTCACAGGATACCCTGACCCAGTCATGGTCATCATCTCTGTCATCTTCGCACTCGGTGCAGGTGGGTTCGGCCTGATGGCTAAGCTATCTATCGAACCAGTCATCAAGATTGTTGAGGTATCCCCTGAACATCTTGTCAATACGCTAGACCAACCAGCCTATCAACGCCGTGGCCTCGGCCACGACGAACAACAGTAATTGTGTATTTAGACCAAAGGAGGTTCCCATGTCTTATGCATCAAAACTTACGGCCGTTGTTTACGTCAAAACCAAGAAGGCAGTTAAGTCTTCTACGTCAGGCGTAACGTCGTTCATTGCCGAGGTCAAAGCCGACGCTGCATCTTACCAAAAGGTGCAAGCCGAGGCTGACGAACTCAAGGCAAAGATTGCCGAACTTGAGGCCGCTGCTAAGCAGTAGCCTCTACGGTTACCTAGCGATACCGACGAAAGCGCTAGGGTGGTCAAGGCTGCCACGTCAAAAGCCTACACTCATTCGGAAATGTAGGGACGTAAACAGATAGGCTGGGCTGAAATGCCACGCGCGATACAAAGTATCGGAGTACCTACCGAGCGGCCGTTGAAACTCGTTAAACTACGCGGCACTTTTCTTCTCAACTTTAAAATGTCACGGAGGTTCTCATGACAATGTTTACTACTGCTTTAATTTATGGATTTGGTTTCGTTATCGGTGTGTCACTCGCCTACGCTGCGTTGTTCGCCGTCGGTCTAACTATTCTCTACATCGTTAGACGTAACAAGAAGGAGGATATTGATGTCCCATTTTAATGATTGGAACTGCAACCGCGCAGCACAAATGGTGTTCGACGAGTGGTACAAAGTTAACGGTGAGAAATACTACTCAGAGTGGCTCGAACTTACCGACCACTCAAGCACTGACGGTCCAACGTTCGATGAATACATCGACTCCTGCTACGACCTCTACTGTTTCCCGCCGCAACATCCACTCCACCTTCCCGGATAACCTCCGGCTCCGGCTCGTCACCACGACGGGTCGGAGTTTTTTTTCCGGCTCGGGCACCGCTTGCGGGCATTGCTTGCTGATTCCTGCTTGCGGGCATCGAACCACGGTTATTTGACCACGAATAACTGTTCTCGGTTCGTTCTCAACGGTCCTCTGTCCACGGTCCTCCGTCCCCGGTCGACGGCCTGTGTACCACTAATAACGGTTTCTGGTACACACATGGTACACATAGTGGTACACACCTAAGTCATTGACCACGAACAACAAACCACGGCCAACGGACCGTGTGTACCATGTGTACCACCAACTCACGGTTTAGTTTTAGAAAACGCTTTTATGTTTTTGTTTTTCCAACATCAAAAGACCCCCCCTAAAACTGGTACACAGTGGTACACATTCCTTTTATCTATATAGATCAATCACTTAACCCTGATTCATAAGTGGTACACAGCTGGTACACAGTGGTACACAGTGGTACACAAATCACGGACGACGGACCACGAACCACGCTCGCCACTCGTGGCTCGCGAATGACAGTTGTTATGTTTTTAACTTAAAAGGAAATTGTTATGAGTAATTCATTTATAAATGTTTGGTATGGCTCTAATGAGAATGCTTGGCTTTCAAATCTTGCAGAGCGTTCGTTCTCTGATAAGTACGACCGTGAATATGTAACTGTTGAGCATGCTTACCAGACCTTCAAGTCTGGTGAATTTGACGAGCGTATCTATCGTCGTAACTGGGCACCGGGTCTAAAAATTGTTGGTAAGAAAGGTACTCGCATCAAGGATGATTGGAACATCCGTTTGATGGAGCGTCTTGTACTTGCATCCTTTGACCAGAACCCAGACGTGAGAGAAAGACTTGTGAATGACACAGGTTCTAACCCAACTTTTACACACCATCAGGATAGAGGGATATGGAGAAAAGAGTTCCCTCGAATCCTAAAACTTGCACACCAAATAGCTAAAGGTAAGGAGTAACCAATGCTTAAATTTTACGACAGTCTTCTTGGCTTGGCCCTGCTGCTGCTACTGGCAGTGGGCTTCGGCCTCATATAAATCCGCTCGCCACTCGTGGCTCGCGAACAACAGTATTAGTGTCACTAATGAAAAGGAGAAAATCATGGATGACATCGAATGGTTAAACAGTGTGTTGGCTGAGGCTGACATACCACCAATCAAATTTATTGACGACGAACTAGAACCAGAATCCCTCTGGAACGACGTTCATTTCTTAGCAAGTTTGCGTTCCAGACTTGCATCCAACTAGACAGAAAAAGGAGTTTCTTATGTCTACATTAGCTAAAACAAATCACTTTGACCCACTAACCGAGGGCGAGCGCGAAGAGCTCACCTCACCTATCGAGACTACTCACGATATGATTAACGACGACACACTAGCTGACCCTGAAGGTGCAGCTGCACGTGCTGAAGTTGCTACTTATCCTGACTGGGCAACCACTGACTTCGAGCCCAGTGCCACCAACCTTTGGGGCAAAGCGTGGCCGCAAGGCAAAGGTGAGTATCTTGTACCTAAACAATCTA